AAAAGAGGGTCGTCCCATGAGGGATGGAGTTCAATTCTCCCGCTCTCCACCAGATTATAACAGAATCTTAACTTGACAAATGGTTGAGAATCTGATATAATAAATACACAAAAGGCAAGGAAAAGCCTCCAAACCAGAAAGGGATTTATTATGAAGATGACCAAGGTTGATGCTCTGAACGTTGCTCTGTCCGCTCTGACCGCCAATTCCTACGAAGTCAAGCATGATGCCGTTTTTGCGGATGGTACGCCTACCGTTGCCACCGAAACTTATACCCAACAGGAAGTACGGGAAGTCATTGAAAAGATGATTGCCCAGCTTTCCAAACCTCGCAAGGTCAGCGACGAAGCTAAGGCCAAGCGCAAGGAAAAGAATGCCGCGGCGCGTGCTTCTCTGATGGAGCAGGTTCTGCCTGTCATCCGCGAGGGTGTCGCCAATGGCGGTACTGCCAAGGAAATCTTTGAGCGTTGCAAGGACGCTCTGCCCTCTGACTTCACTTCCAATAAAGTCCAGTACATTCTCCTGCACGAGATGAAGGACGAGGTTGAGAAGATTGAAGCCAAGAACAAGCCTAACGTCTACAAGATTAAGAGGGTGTAAACCCTCTTTTCTTTTTCTCTTAGTTAGTCACAGCTAACTCCGCCGGCCGAAAAGTTAACAATTCTTTAACTTGACTTTTCTCAAATACAGGAGTATAATATATATAGAAAAAAGAAAGGGGATACCGATTATGGCTATCAACATCCGTCACACCTATAATACTCATGTTGAGGTTTGCTACTACGCCGATGACGGTTACACTTTGCGTTGCCGCGATTGCGGACAGATGGATGACATTGCCGAGCAGGTTTGTGAAATTCTGGTTAAACATAACTTCTCTTATGCCGATGTATGCTCCGCCGAAACTGGCGAAGTCCTCATGGTGGTTGAGCGGACTTAACGTCCGCTTAACAATTACCCGGCTTGGCATTTAACAAAGAATTAACTTGACATTCTTTTATAAAAAGACTATAATATATACAGAAAGCAGAACGAAAGGGGAAAAACAATATGACTTTCAAAGAGTATTACAAAACACACAAACTGGGTTGGTATCGTCCCGAAGGTCTCCCCGAAGATGTCCGAGAAGATTTGTACCGACTGTTAGAAGATAATAGTCGCCACATTGGTCTTGTTATCTATCATTCTCATGTGCGCAAAGAAGATCACATTGTCTTTGAGGGAATGAAGATTGGCTATTATTGGCGTACAATCAAGCCTATGTTAGGTCTTGAGCCTTGGCGTTGGTTCTGGCGTATTAAGAAAATAGATCATTAACGAGGTTAATTCCTCGTTAATTTTTTAGCCGGCCCGCGTTTTAACATTCTTTTAACTTGACTTTTGTCGGATTTGGGAGTATAATATAATCACAAAAGGGAAAGGAAAATCCCAAACACCAGAAAGGAAAACAGAATGGCTAAGATTTCTAAGGCGGTTGTTGATTCTAATTTGCGGAAGGTCGTTTTTGATGCTCTCAATATCGCAAATATCGAGGGCTTCCACAAGGTCAATGACAGGCAGTTTGGATGTATCATCGAAGATGTGAACGGTGAACGGCGTTATGTCCGTATTGGAGCAATTGTCGCGGAGCAGCGCGAGGACATGACCGCCGATGACCTCATGGCCGCTGAAATCGCCGATTATGAAGCGAAGCAGGCGAAGAAGGCCGAAAAGGCCAAGGCTCGCGCGGAAAAGGCGGCACGTGATGCCGCAAAGCGTGAAGCCGAAAAGGCCAAGAAGGAAAGCGAAGGGGAGTAATCCCCTTCTTTTCTTTTGTTAAAGTTATGTTAAATTTCGGGCCGGATTTTAATTTAACATATAATTAACTTGACTTTTTACATCTCATATATTATAATATATACAGAAAATGAAAGAGAGGAAAATACCATGACTAATAATGAAATTGCTTTCACCAATCAGCAGGTTGATGCCGCGTATGTTAACTCTCTTGTAGACCTTGTCAATGCTTGCCGCGAAAATCGCGTAGCCATTGACAAGGTAGCATACTACCAGCATGGATGGTGTGTGTTACCTTTAAAGGATATAATGGGGATGCTATTTGTCATAGCGACAGCTATGGTAGCCCTTGCCACATGGGATTGTATAATCCCGAAGTAGAGCGCAATGACTGGAATAACAGCGGACGATGGGAAACCATTGGATTTCCGTGGGACGGCGGAGATGTCAGCGTGCATAGCGCATACGCGCTTGCCGCTATGATTGCCGCACTTAATCGCGGCGATAATTGGGAAGAATGGGAAGATTACGAAGGTTGTTAAACCTTCGTAAATTTTCTTCCGGCCAACTTTTTAACACATAATTAACTTGACTTTTCGCGCGAACAGAACTATAATATATATAGAACGAAGCGAAAGGAGAATCACGATATGAAGTTTATTATTACAGTTGATTGCGTTTGTGGGTGTTCTTTTAATGTAAATCAAGTAAAAGTTTACGGTGAAAAATATTCCTATTGTTTTTGTCCTAATTGTAATAACAGATTTTTTATAAAGCATAATTTCTACGCTTTATCAAAATCTTAACTTGACTTTTCGCGCAAATAAGATTATAATATATATAGAAAGAAACGAAAGGGGATTTTCATTATGACAATTTTCACTGTTGTAACTACCTTTGGGGATGGTCTTTTCGGTTCCTATACTTCTCTTCTACGCGCCCGTAAGGCAGTCGAGTATTTTCTCAATGAAGCGGTTGATGTCGTTTCTTTTGAAGATACTGGCGACTATTCCTATCAGTATACTACCGATAAGGGCGAAACTTTTTCCCTGTCTATCCTGACTGACTCTCTTGATTGGGAATTTGAGACTGGCGAAATTAAGGAGGATGAGTAATTTATGAAGTGCCCGAATTGTGGAGCGGAACTCACGGATTATGAAATCTACCACGAACAGTATGACAGTAAATATTATGAATATTACACTTGCGTCTGCCCCGATTGCGGTGAAGCGTGGGAATGGACTGATGTATATGAATTTTCCCATACAGAAGGACCATGGCACATTAAAACAAACGACCATCTTTGATGGTCGTTAATTTTATGTTAAGCGACAGGCCGGCCTGTAATTTAACAAAAAATTAAAGTGGGCTATTCGCCCACTTTAATCCATTCGTTTCTAAAGTCATCATACTTAAAAAGTCCAATTTCACCATTGAAATCTTCGGGAGCAATACAGTAACCCCACTCGCGGTCAATAAGCCGCACAGCGTTGTCAGGCAGGATATGACGCACCTTAACATATTCGCAATGCTCCGCCGCGTCAGACAGCCAATCCATCCACTCCTCTACATCTTCACACTGATAGTTAGGAGCGGAATAGCGGACGCCATTCTTGTCCAAGAAGTCATAGCAGTCATTTATAGACATCATCGCTTCAATCGCCCGCCACTCATAAGCGAGACACTCATCACGATCATAAAATTCTGAATCATCATAAGCATAATACATAGTAACTTCACGCATATTTCTTATCTCCTCTCTTTGATGTATATATCATATCATAAAACGCGCGCCAAGTCAAGTTAAATCTATGTTAACAAATCATCCGGCCACAAACTTTACATAAACTTCATATAAAATATGTTGCATTTTAATGTCAACCTATGTTATAATATATCCAGAAATCGAAAGGAGATTGAAATCATGCTTCACTTCATCATCTGTCTTGCCATTGCCATTTGGTCTACGTCCTCTCTGTTTATGCTCATTTTTTGGGCCACCTCCATGATTGCAGTTTGGAAACGAGAACGTAAAGTTTTCATTATGCCGATTAGTTTTTTTCTTTATGTTCATTTCTGCCCTATTGTACATACTGTACAATGCTTTAAGATTATGAAAAGGATTAGAAAACTCCAAGAACGCAGAGTGTAAACTCTGCGTTAAATTTTTGGCCGGCGCAAATTTAACAAAAAGTCAATACTTTCCCTCCATTAAATTTAACATTCATATGTTATAATATCGGGGGGGG